GTCACATTCGTCCAACCGGCCAATGATGTGAGATCGACGGAGGTTAAGCCGGAGCAATTGTAAAACATATAACTTGCATCTGTCACATTCGTCCAACCGGCCAATGGTGTGAGGTCAACAGAAGTTAAGCTGGAGCAATAGCTTAACAAGCTATTTGCATTTGTCCTGTCTGAATCATTTTTAAATACATTACCAAAATATTTTAGTTTAGAATAACCTGAAAAAGTTATATCTTTCACAGCACTATTTCCAATGCTCCAATAAGCTATAAGGCAGGACGTTGAACCTATACAAGATGTAATTCCTGTATGATTACTTACCTCCACTTGGAATAAGCTATTATCTGTATATGTGTGACTGTACGTTTTACTCCCTGTGCCTGATGCCTGCTCAGTACTTCCGTCGCCCCAGTCTATCACGTAATTGTCTTCTGTAGATGTTATGGAGATTGATGCTGACGTTCCTCGCAGCAACATCTGAATATTACCATTTTCGGCAGGTTTTAATGTTTCAATATCGAGTTCAAGGGATACATTTATCGTCATTGCAAATGTTCCTACTGTTATTGTTCCGGAGTAATCATAATAGTTAGGATGATTAACAGTATAATCGTAACTCCCTTTCCCTAAAGACAGTGTACATTCCCCGTATTGGTTTGTGACGGCTGTCTGTGATCCTGATTTAACAGTAGCCCCTTCGATAAGAATAGAGCCATATTTCACGACGAACTTAACATCAACAACATCATAGATTTCGATTGTATTCGTAGTATCATTTATAATCGTACCGAAAGAGAAGGTGTTACCGCCATACCCGTAAGCTGATACAGTTCCGGAAATAGCTGCACCACTGCGAGGTAAAATGACATAACCGTCTGCATCGGAAGTATATGACTTCCCGTCAATCGTGACTGTCGCACCGGAAACGTATGTGGACTGGTTATATACTTTCACCCTGATTGTGCGAACCGGGATATAGGTTACCGTGTAATCCTGTGTACGAGTTCCGGCAGTCACATAAGTCTTTGTCAACGCCTCATGGTTATCCGTCTGGTATGTAAATTCAACGGAAGTGCCGTCTTCTACCGCAACCTTATATTGAGTATCACTGACCTTTTCAAATTCTACATTACACGTAAATATAGGATTTGTCAATGTCTTTCTCTGAGAAGACGAGAATGTGAACGTCGTTGTCGGTGTCGGCTTCAGTTGCCCGTATGTGACCACTAATTCCGGGAATGCCGCATTGACTTTCGCTAATTGGGCCTGTGAAGCTACAGAGACATGGCATTTTCCACTTACAATAGCCTTATTCGTGTTATTCCCGTTTTCATCGAGACCTTTCAGCTTGATTAACTTGGTAACCGTATCAAGTGTTGTCAGGTTCCAGTCCACACCAAGCAGGCGTACACGTTCCAGCTTCGGATCATCAAGCGCGAAGCATCTGTCAATGACAGACAAGACATTAGCCTTGTTGGTATTCTCCCAGCGGATAGTTGACAGATTCTGTACTCCTGCAAGTACCAATCCAGCATTAGTCAATTCTGATTGATTCCGGACAGTCAGGTTCGTGATTGTATCAGGAAGATGAAGCAACGTTAAGTTACCGCCTTCGGGCAATACTACAGCCGTTGTGCCGGTTCCTTCAGCCCACACTTCACGGATGTTGGTACACTTGTTAATATCAATAGCCTGCTTCAAGTTCGGGCAGTTGCGGATATCTAGCTTCCTGAGCAGATTGTTAGCACCAACGGATAAGACTTCCATGTTGGTATTCTGATATCCTTCTACTCCTGAACCAATAATCAGTTCTACGAGTTTAGTCATTTTAGCGACATCCACGGTACCGGGATAGAGAGCAGATAAATCGCCCAAAGAGCTGACCTGTCCTGCACCGAATATGATTGTTTCGGTATCGTTAAACTGGATAGCCGGCGCTTTAATCTGTACCGGCACATTTTTCTGTGACCGTGCGCCGACCGTATATGATCCGTATTGAACGTTCATATATTGCCCGGTATAAGATGTAATCGTCAGATCCGCATTCGGTTCTACTCCTTCCCATTCTGACGGGGTATAGAGACGCATGGTTGCGAAATCGTTCTTATAGTCACCGGCAATGTACTTTGAGTCCATGTACTTGAAGCGATTGTATAACCACCAGCGACGGTACATCTTACGACTTCCTTGAGCTGCATACAGGTATGAACCGTTGCCTTCATCAAGAAGCGGACGCACATACTTGAACCAGCTATCTTCGTTATAGACTGCTTCGGACCATGCATCTCCCTGTTCGGTATCGAGGAACCGGATACATTCGTCGTAGGTGAGCAGTTTTTTAGAGCGCATTTCGGCATACATCTCCGCAATTTCCTTCGGGTATGCTTGCTCTATATTATTCCAAAGCGTGGATTCTGCACCGTTCCATACGTCTTTGTTGCCGATTTTATCGTGATACTCGACAGTGTAGTCAAATGCGTTTACAGCCTCGTTGTTAAGCCCACAGCAGGTATCATTATCGTAGAAGATGCAGATCCAGTGGATGCCGTCAAAGGTAGTCAGGAACATATTCTTGGCACGCTGGTCGACCATGGCGAAGAACTCTGTTATCGTGTAGTATGATAGCATGAAGTCCATATCCAGGTACTGAGTCGCTTCTTCCCTGAACTTTGTCGGGTTATCCTTTACGGAGACAAGCCAGTCAGTCAGGCGTTTCAGATTTGTGTAGTCTTCGTTTCCGTCCGGATAACGGGCTTCGAAGTCTTTCAGCCATTCTACGTTGCCTTCGGAATCGACGGTTATATAGTCGGATCTCTTGAAGAGTACCCGGTAGGAAGTGTTATTAAGTATTTCCCAACTTTCACAGCCGACTTTGAAACCGAATGTCTCATTCGTTGACTTGTCGTTATTGAAGTTGTATTTACCCAGTGACGTTTTCTCGGCATCTTCCGATATCTGATGCCACATCACTGACGGGCGACCGTTGACTGTTGTCCGGACACGGTGATCCGCCTTCTGTGCCTCAGTCAGAAATCCCATGCCACGCAAGATGTAGTCGATCAAACGGGCCATACCGGTGTTATGTACACCACTTGATTCTGCGAAGTCCGCCTTGAAGCAGAATACACTCACAGGAATTTCACCTTCAAAGATTGCCACCTTATCGACATGCTCTCCGGTAACGGTCATGGTGAATCCCTGCCTGCATTTTGTCTTGAAGTTCTTTCGAGGATACCATTGCGAAGAAGTTCCCTGTACGTCAATCTCTGTACCGGGTGCTGTCCAGCTGCGTTCCGGATGCTCCCTGTCCTCATAGACAAGAGTAACGATTTTCTTGTCTCCCTTGAAAGTCGGAAGCTCACCGATAATGGTGAACGAGATGTTCTTATCCGCCAGCTTCTCATAGCTGAGATTCCCATAGTCATCATAAATGTTATTCCGGGCATACAGTTTGCGCTTCAGTTCAAGGTTGTCCATGTCGGCTATGTAATTGTCGAGAAGCTGATAACGGTTCAGGGCATTGTCGTAGACACGTATATTAAAGATATCTGCGGTACAGTCACCGCTACCGATTGAGATTCCAACCGGATTGGGCTGGGTGAAGTTGTCCTGTTCCGGATACTGAATCAGTCCGCAGATCTCACCGTTTATGTACACGAAGATCAGCCGGTTCTCCGCTTTCTTCTCAACAACGAAAGAAATGCGTACCCGTTCATCCTCCTTGAATTGCGTCTCAACTACACTCTGTTCTGATCTGAATATAGCTTTTTGTGCAGTCACTTCAAGTCCGATACCACCATTCATGCAGCTAAGGATAACTGCATCATAATCGGTAACATCTCTCGTTTCAAATTCAAATTCGATAGTCTTACCCGTTGAACGGAAATCATTTGCAAAAGAATTATAAGGAATAGTTACACGGGCATCGCCATTAACACGAAGAGCTACGAATCCGTCAATTGTCTTGATCCAGCCGTTCGTCGCATAATTGAATGCGGTAAGTATAGCGAAGATTTCTCCGTAGTTCCAGACATTTTTCCCTTCTTCATTATTACTCCTGTTTACGGAAGTGAGGAAGAGGGTCAAATCCGCTTCTTCCGGATGAACATCGATCTCTGATTCCGTAACTGTCAGCTTGAATGTTTTGCACACAGATCCGCACGTTATTTTCAGCTCCAGGTCTCCGGGCGTTTCTGCCCGGTAACTCCACGTCTGTCGGGTACGGTCTATCGTTTGCTCGCTGATCACGGTTCCATTAGCTGACAGGGTGATATCGCTTGTTGTAGTAAACGGATTATAGACGATGTAGGGGATCAGGAGTGTGCCGAACTGTTCTACTTCGGCAGTTCTGAAGGAAGACGCGATAACCGGCGTGTTGTTGCCGGATACAATGCTGATAATGTCATAGCGTAGATGTTCACTCTCTACTTCTATCTCGTTGATCGTTGCAGTCGCATAGACGTCGAGCGTATGTGCGCCATGCGCCTGTGACGGGATTGAATATGTCTGCTGCCGGTTGGATACAGAGGTGATGTAAGTACCTGTTTCCTTACCATCTACAAGAAAATGAATTGTTTTCTCGACCGCACCCATTGGGGTATATGGAAATGAGACCGCTCCGGTATATGCCTTTGAATCATCGAAGGTAGAAGTAATGGAAATGCTTACCGCACTGATCTTGAATGTCAGTTTGCGGGTGGCCCCGTAGCTGTCGGTAACTTGAACGACAAAGATATTATCCCCTAATGCCAGGTATTTGCCTATATTGAATGAGACTTCGCCCTGGTTGATTGTCTCAGAAGCTACCTGCTTGTTGTTCAAGGTATAGGTTGCGATGCCTTCGCCGGTTTCTTCGCCGGATAAAGTAGATGAGTATGTGTACTTCACCGGTGTCTCCTTCCCGTGAACCGCAGTCATGTTTGACGGAGTGACAAAGGCAAGCGTGAGCTTTGTTCCTCCGCCACCTGCAGCTGCTTTCACGGGATAGAATACACCTGCTCGTTTTTGCATCATATAGTTGCCGTCCGGGACCGAATCAAATGATTCATCTGTGTTATCCATCTCACCCAGTGAGGCAGAACCGAATCCTCCACTTCTGGGTACTTCTGTTAATCCTATTGCCATAACATTACTATTTTCGGGATTTTCTTTTGCTGATTCTGTAACTCCATAATCGGTGTCGGCCATGACTACGACGCCTCCGGATAACTTCGTGAGTTTACCCACATTTAACCCACCTTCGATGTCGCAGCCTTCTTGAGAGGAAAAGCCTTTTGCGAAAGTATCTTTGATGTCTTTACGTGCATAACGATCATCACTGAATGATAGAGATGCGATAGCCTCAAGTTTGCAGTGTACGCGCTTGTCTGCTAAGGGAAGTGATTCGTCAAGAACAAGGATATAAACATTTGTTTTCCCATTTTCTTTTACAGTAATCATTTGTCCATCATAAGGAGCATAAGCTACAGTGTCTATGTTTTGCGCATATCGAGTTGCTTTTTCTAAAGAATTCCAAGTCGATGTAGAGTCGATAGGAAGGCTTCTGGTGCGTTTGTATTGAAGATAGAAACTGGCTCCTGCGATGACAAGGCTAGAACGTGGTGATACAGTTCTTATTTCAGATAGATATTTTACAATTTCAACTTGATCTTTCATACTCAGGCTGTTTTAAAAGTGAAGGTATCCGGGTCGTTAGGCATTGTAGCTTCTGCAATCCACATTTTGTATTCAATAGCTTTACTACCGTTAGCTCCTTCTACCATAATTTTAATCGGACCTTCAGTTCCATTTTCGATGAAGTTGCCAGGATAACTGGTTAGAGTAAGTTCGGTGATCATGTCTGCAGGGATACATACTGCAAACATAGACCATGTACCAATTGGAAATTTATAGGTACCGGGACCGGTATACAGTCCGTTTGAACTGAGTGCCCGTACTGCATCTGATGTTTGAGGTACAGAATTGCACATGCCGGCAAACCATTTGCGGCGAACGTTCACACTGATCTTGTTATTTAATGTAATTTGCGGTAATACTCCATCAGAACTAGCATCGTAGACAACAGTTGCAGCGTAAGTCTCCTCCATTGTATAGTAGCCTGTCAATCTCCTTACTGCCTTCTGTTCCCCATTAATTTCAGCAGAAAATTCGAGTTTATGCTCTTCGATATAATCATAAAAGGCTTTACTCATGGGGCCATTGCCATGCCTGTGGGCTGTGTAGGTTAGCTCTCCTTTGGCTGTCCCAAACTCAATATCGTTGGACGTTGAAAGTTTACCAGTTAAAGATGCAGACTCTACACTGATGAGCATCGTCCTGAAAATACTTTCGTATGTTGTTCCTTCCTTGAGTAGGTCTCCTGGGCTGATATTCCCCGTTTTGGGCGAGGTGACGTAAATATCTTTGGACAGGCTCCCACCAGCTTTAGCTAGTGCCTTGTACCTTTCGTTCAAAAAGTATAGGACACCGGCTACTTGCTGGTTGGTTACACTGCCTTTGGCGATAGCTTTGTCTATGTGATCAATCAGAGCGTCTACAATATCTTGTGTTATACTCATCCTTAATTGAATTGTTTACTGAAAACATCTGTATGAATTCTCGGATTATTGAAATCATCGCTATTTAATTCTTGGGTAAAATGTTTCTCTGAATCGCAGAATCTAAGTGTAATGGGGAGACTCTGAGGCGTATTCATATTTTTTGCTATTGCTAAACTATCAGCAGAAGCATTGACTCTGATTCCTCTGTTCTCGTATCCTATAAGGTAGATCTCATCACTGGAGAGCATATCGAGAATAAACATCAGTTCCTTTTCTGTTTTGAAACCAGTCTGTACATGTAAATTGTCTACAGTATTTACTCTCTCCCTGCTTTCGATATAGTCGTTTACTTCCTCATCATATTTTCCATACACTTCATCTTCTACTTTGTCTTGATCTAGAGTGGGTTTCCCGGTAACTTCTATGCATTCATATGCTCCATAACTGTTTAAAAATTCGATATAGTATCGTTCCTTCTCTATGTTCGCAGGAGAAATCACGATAGTTACTGCCTTGCCTTCTGCTGTGATGATTTCAAATTGACTGGCAAGCATATTATTTTTGCTGAAAAAATATTTTCTTAAGGCTTCAAGGTTAAGAGCATAACAGGTCCCGATTATCAGACCTGAAATAACAGTAGAAATATCTTCTGCTATTTTAACTGTAAAGGTTGTTACTGGAGCAATGAATAGTAATGGTCGTATTTCTGTTTCGCAGATAGACAGTACCCTTTGTTCTGTCCGTGTAGACATAAAGAAGTTGCCAGCAGCATTCAATAACTTCATCGTAAAAATATTACTACCAGTCTGATTCAGATGCCTCATGGCTCTTTTACTGATTCCACCGAGTAATACTTTATGTTGCAAGGTTTGTCGGTCACCTGTCTGGTTATTAACTTCGATTGTGTATTCTTTGAGATTGTTCGATGTTGATAGGATGATATCGGTTTCTTCACCCGTATAGCGGGTTGGAGATAAAATGGCCGATAAGATCTCATCAATGAAAACAAAGAAATTTCCAGTTTCTCCGGATCCTTCGAAAATAACATTACTTTGATTCCGGATAACGTAACTGACAGGAGATGAAGAAGTGATTTCTAACTTTACCGGATTTCCTGATAAAGCCATCGTGCGGGGTGAAATTGTTGCTGTTAAACTCATAATTCAAACTGTGTTCTTATAATGTTCTCTGATGCCACTACTACAAAATTCAGGTGGGGCAGGAGGGAAGCTCGTTCAATGCTGGGAGATGACATTAATAAATAAAAGTCTTCCATTGTTTTGTCTCCATTGCCTGGCAGAGACTGAAACTTTAGAAATGCTCCGGAGACATTCTTTATTTCAGGAGCTGATTGTATTGTTTCCTTTTTTTCCATATGCAAATGTGTTTGTTTTTAATTGCAGTATAAAGGACAAAATTACATAGTGGCTGCTTTGATTCCGGCTTTATATTGAAGTTTGATTGAAGCTATCGAATCAGTATTTGCACCTTCAGGATTCTCTACATAAAACGAGTACCAGTACTGTATTTCGGCTTCATAAGTATCCAGTATTTCCTTTTTTTCTAGTACTTCTTCTTTAGTTGGGGGTAGATACGAACTGAAATCATCTCCGGAGGGTTGAGTTAGTATCTTTCTGTCTAAGACATTAAAGCCTCTGAGATCATATATTTTTTCAAGTTGACTCTTTACTTGTGCTGCAGTTGCGGTGAAGGCATTATCAGCGTAGGAGACAATTACCCATTTAGTCGTTTGGGGTATCATTTTTACAATACCTTGTTCCTGCTCAAGATCAAATGGTTTTAATAGTTTTGTGGTACGAAGGTTCACTTCTGCTGGTTTGTTCACCTGATAGGGTACTGTATGTTTGGCGCTCTCAATCATCAGTTTCTGCCCAGACAATAAGATTGGTCGGCTAGTATCTATTTGAGTTAGTGCTATCCGATCAATATTGATTTTACTTTTTAGAGTATGGTTTGCATGTCTTAAGATGGCATCCCATTCTTTGAAGAATTGGTTGAAAGCTCCGTCTTCTCCACGAAAGACCAGTGAATATTTGAAAGTATTCCCGTAGTTATCACGGAAATAATTACCTGCAGGGGTACGACAGAGTGAACTGCCAAAGTAATATCCTAAAGGAGTATTTTTTTCATCAGTAGCCATCCCCATCGCAAAACAGAAGCAAAGAGGAGTATCTGTTTTTTGTTCATTGACTCTAGCTCCCCGGAGTGTTGTATTGAGATTAACTGTTCCGGCCATATATTGCGGAACTAGTAAATTGTTACAGAATGTCATTGGTAAGCATTCATCGGAACTGGATATTTCTTCGTATTCAACGTTTGCCGTTTTCTTATCCCAAGCAAAGAAGTCACTGGATAAGAGAGAAACGCTTTGGGAAACTACGTTACGCTTGTAAAATCGTCCGGTAGATGCTTGATAACAAATATATGTGTTATCGGGAACGTACCCGGGAGGTGTATTCTCTACTTCTGTGATGATTCCTTTATATTTATCCAGAAATTCTTCAAAAGACTCTGTATTTGTATAAGCTTCATCGAATGAAGTGCTGGCAGATAACTTTATTTGCTTGGGCTGTTCGTAATTAGGTACAGGATCTGCAGCTTTCAGTTGTGACCAGTCTGCAAATGGAGAACTGGAGAATGTGTCTTTCAGTAATTTGATTCTTGCTGTTTTATTATCTCCATTCACGAAGATTCTGGCACCAGTTCGACAGAATATTGCTTCCAGAAAGTCGTTAATCGTACAGTCTGGCATTAGGTCTTTATAGTCTATTTGACCTGCGACTATGGTATCTGCTACATTATTAAGTACTACCATTTTTTTGAGCTGGTAGTCGCTCTCGAATGGATTTTCAATGAGTTCGAAACCATATGCTGAAAATATTAATTGCAGGATTTTTGAAACACGGATAAAAGGAGAAATACCATATCCTGCGGGTAACTTGACATCTGCGACGCTACCTGATATAACCATTTTCTCTGTACGTACATTTTTCTTCAACTCATACGCATTACCTATTTTTTGAATTGGATTTATGAATTCCGGGTAAGCGACACCGTCTGCCGAGTCATTCTTTACTTGTATAGGAAAAACATAATAGTCGGCTGGAATATTATATTTCATAACATTACTAAGATGTTCTGTTAGAACAGTAATGCCACCTGAAGGTTTATATATGGGTAATCTAGGTAGCTTTTTTAATGATATATTGTTCCAGGCTTCATACATTAGGCTTTCGTCAAATCCAATGTTGCTAACAATTCCTGATTCTGCCGACGCTGATGTTATATTTTGTTTGCCTATGCGACGGTATATTCCATCTGCAATTACAGCCTGAACGTCTTTAGTCGGTTCATTAGCTATATCTAAGCGATTGATATGATCAACAATGGAAAGGTTATGCTTTGTTCCCGGTAACGTAGCAACTATGGTCTGACTCCCTTTATCTGTATAAATAGGGGAGGTGATTTCAACTTCCATTTCGAAGTCTATAGGGGTATCGTATATCCCCTTAGAGGTTTTGATGATTAGTCCCATATTATTGATCTCCTCTTGTGAAAGGTTTTTCTGATTTTAGTTTGATCTCTTCTGCATCATTGATATCAGATAAGAGAACATAGTTTTTCGAAGGCTTACCTAATTTGTCCATTACATGATCCATCTTATCCAACACTTTCTCTAGTTTAGTCTCAAGGGTGTTATTGGAACTTGGCGGAGTGGGTGAGTTTATGGAGTGGCTGATGGAGTCGTAATTCCCTTCTGCATATTGTGGTACCCTTCCGGATCTTGCATCATTGATTGCTTGAAGTACCACAGGATAGTTGATGTGTTTTTGGAGTCGGGACAGATCTTCTGAATTGATAATTAACTCTGCTCCGTTTTCTGATATAAGTGAAGTACGTTTGACGATACCTGTGGGAGCTTCCCCTATATAAGGAATATCATAATAGCTGCGTCCGTCTTCAGCTCCGATTACGTCATACTTTCCGGCTGCTCTTTGGTTTATTTTATATTCAGCTTGGGGAGTACTTTCTGCATCGGAACTTCCATCATCTCTTCTTTTCCCGATAAAGCCTTTCAGTGTAGATTTGGCTGTGGCGATACCTGCCGTAATAAGCCCCGCAAGTATAGCTCCACTTGCTATTCCCAAAAAACCTTTGGAACCAATTTCTTTAGATGTTGCTTTTGCTGTTTCTGCGGTTCCTATTATACTTAAATTTACAAGTTCGGCATTAATGATTTGAGTTATAACATCAAACATAATGTCGATCATCGTATCTGCAAATCCTTGCATAGCATTTTCCTGCCCGGAAATAATGTTTCCTAAAGCGTTGCCAAATTCTGCTCCATACTGTTGGTAGATCCTGAGTCGTTCGTCAAATTCCTGTTTGTCTGTTTTAAGTTTATTTTTTGAATTTTGCTCATTGGCTTTTTGTTCTTCCTTCATGCATTTTACCTTGAAATCAAGTAGTTGTTTCTCTACTTGCTTTCGTTGTTCGGCATTCAGACCGGTAAGGGAGAGCATTCGTTCGAGATGCATGATAGTGAGTTGTTCCATCGCATCATTGTATGCAGCCTCGGAATTCAGGTTATCATCTTTTCCGGAAGCATACAACATTTTTAAATCCTGTTGCTGTTGTTCATATTGAGCTTTTTCTTCGTTGAGTTGTTCTTGAATGTGCTCTTTCTGCATTTTAAGCTTCAGATCATTAATTTGATTTTGAAAATCAATGCCTTCTTTAGATTTGCTGCCAGCTGCTTTCAGAGAACGTTCCAGGTATTCCATTTGGATGCATTCCATTTCCTTTTGAAGTTGTTCTTCTGTTTGCAGAGTTTCATCGCCACCTTCCAGGTACATCTCTTTTAAGAAGGCTTGTTTTTGGGTATATAATTTTTTTTCTATTTCAAGTTGCTCTTTGAGTTTCTCTTGGCTTTTTTTTTCATCATCAGTAGTAGTATTTTTTGAGGTGGGTTTATTAGCTGTAACCACCACTTCCGCTAATTGATTACTTTGTGACTGTTGGTTACTTTTTTCTGAAGGTAGATAGGGAGAAAATTCATCTTGTATCTTTTTTATGTCTTTATATTCTTTCTTTATTGTTTTGGCATAATCTTCTATATCGCCTATTAAATTTGTGGAAAGGTGTCCGTTATCGTAATATACTCTACGTATAGTATTGTATAAAGATTTAGCAATAGATTCGGCTGTCTCTCCTTGCTCAATGAGTTTTTTTGTGGTTATATCTATACCTTGGCTAATCTTGTTAACCTGAGAAGCGGGAAGATCTGCCAACAAGATGTCCTTTACATCCTTCATCTGGTCTATTTTTTTATCCATATTATCTCTGGATATTTTTTCGGATCTTTCGTTCAGTATTTTTTTTGCAATGTTTTGTTCCATTGCCGTATTAATTTCATTATAGGCTTTCTTGATGTCTTTTAGAGATGAATTCTCATCTAACAGGTTTGTCAGATATTGACCATATTTAGAATTTATTTCTTCTATCAACTCCTTGCGTCGTTGAGTGCCGTCACCGGCTTTCCCGGCAGCATCCGTCAACTTGCGTAATTCGTCTCGTTCTTTATTAGATGCTTTAAGAAAAGAGTTGAGAGCATCTTCCGCTTCTGATGTTCGTGTAAAGAATTTGTAGAAAGCCATAGCTGCTGCGATTACAGCAGAAGCCACTAGTGCGATTAGATTACCTTTGGTTGCAGTATTGAAGGCTCTCATTGCAGTTGTGGCCATTTTAATGTTTCCGGATAATGCAAATTTAGCGGCAGACAGAGCTAGTGTAGAAGCTAAACGAATTTTACTCCAGGTTTCTGCTATTTTGTCCGTAGCAATGTTGAGTAGTTTGGCATTTCTAAGTTTTGTCTCATAAAATTCGGTTGCTTTTACTGCAAGATAATAAGTTGTAATGGCAGTAGTCAGGGTAATAATGGTACTTGAGTGTTTGACCATGAATCCGATCAGGTCAATAATCTTTCGGCTCCAGTTTACAGTGCCGTTTACCACGCTTATGATTGAAGGATTGAGCTTTTCCATTAGCTCCATTCCCATTTCATTCATTTTGTTTTTGGCTTGAGCGAGTTTGGCAGCCGCTGTATCGGATTTGGTGGCTGCTTGTTCCATTGCGACACTGGTACCGGTGACAGCCTTAGTATAGTATTTCACTTTTTCAGTCTCGTTGATCAGGACAGAGGCAACGTTATATCCTTCTTCACCAAACATTTTTTTGATTTGGGCTGCTGATAGTTGCTTTTTCTGCAAGTTATCCAGTGCGGTTTCCAAACCTACTATTTTGGGATTGGTCTCGTCAGCTCCGGTCTGTAAGGTCAGGAAGAATTTCTTTAAGCCGGTACCGGCAATTTCATCTTTGATACCCTTTTCTGCTAAAGTTTCGATAGTGCCTACTAACTGCTCGATAGGGATGTTGGCGGATGAAGCGGCGACACCTGACTTGGTGACTGCGGTAGTTACCGATTCAACGGCGGCAGCACCGTATTTAGAACCGGCGGCCATGACATTAGCGTAGCGGGCTGCCTGATCAGCACCGTCTCCATATTGATTGAGTGAGAGAGTAACGGCGTCAACAGCATCTTTTAATGACATTCCGGAGGCGGAAGCCAGAATAAGAGTTTGTTCGGTTACTTCCGCTAATGCTTCCTTGTTCGATAATAACTCCGGTTTGGCAGAACCGACGAGCTTGTAAGCGTCAAGGATTTCTGTTGCTGATTGCCTGATGCGGATTCCGGAATCTGTCATTTGAGTAGAGAGGCGGACTGCTTGTTGCTCCAGCCAGTCGATGCTGTCTTTCGACAAGCCGGTTAATGCTTCTACATCGGCTTTAGCGTCTTCGCGTTCGTTGCGTTTCTCCCGAAGTTGATTCAGTTTCAGAGTTAATCCGGTTACGGCCGCTATGACGGTGGTGACAACAGCCGCGTATTTATTGAACATTTCCACTGCTTTCCCTATCGGGCTGGCTTGACATCCAACTTCTACGCGCATATTTTTTTGTGCTCTGGATACGGCTTCGGTCACCCGTCTGTTTTGTTCCAGAGCTGCATTGTATTGTGCGGTATCGGGTACGGCCGCACGAAGTTCTTTACGGACGTTTTGACTGACAGCAAGTAATTCGTCATAGGTTGCTCCGGAGAGATTCTTCAAGACACGGTCAGTCTCCGAGACTTTTTGCTTGTAAGTATTTAGGGTCTTGTGCTTGTTTTCCAGTTCTTTTTGCAGGGTCTTGGATTTCTTGCTATATCCGGATTCTGATTTATCGAGAGAAGATATTTTGTTTTCTAATTGCGTGATAGCATCTTCTATCTTCTTAACTCCGGCAGAAGCTTCGGTGCCGTCGATGAATATTTTTATACTACGATTCAGGTCGTTCATAAGGTCTGTTTTTATTTTTCTATGTATATTTTGCTCGCGTCGATAATCATGGTATCGAAATAGCGCATACAGATATCAGCAAGTTCCGGAAGCCGGTTCTTTATAACAGGATCGAACCAATGATATGCGAGCCGGTTCCCTTCATTCTGCTTACCAAGTGAGGCGGGATTTGTATGGCGGATGATGCTTGTATTTATTTCAATTCCATTGATTCGTTTTAGATAACTCCATTTGCTACCGGAGAAACCGCCTTGCCCACGCCCGGCTCCCTTGTGGATGTAGACACCATGTCTGGGAAAAGAGAAACCTAGACGATTGATAAGCCCGTAGCTGTCTGTATATGCTTTGGGCTGTAACTCGCGAGCTATCCGTAGACTACGTGATGCAATAGAGGCTTTGAGTTGTTTGGAAACGGAATCTTGCCATTGCTCTATTTCTTTATTAAACGCAGTTGACCGATCTGCATCTTTAGCCAGGTTGAACCGTTCTATTTCTGAAATCGTCTCCATTTGAATGAGGCGTGAAGAAGGCGATGAGGAGAACTTCTCGGCTTTTCGTCTGGCTGCATTGTACCGTCTGACTTCATTCCTGTTTTCTGATAATCGTTTATAAAGTCCCATTATAGAAAGAAGTTTTCGTCAATGATATAGTCTTCCGGAACATTCAGAAAGAAAGTCAATACGGTGCCATAGAAATTGTCACCGATAGGTCCAATGCCATTAATCTGTGTATTTCGGTCTACATATTCGACTTCCTTCAGCAGTTTGTTGCGAATCTGCTTGCATATACATTTACATTGTTTTGCAGCCTGATTGATAGAGTTCGGATTTCCGGAGACCGTACTTTGGGCGACGATGAATGAGTAGACTTGTTTGTCGTTGAGTGCGTCCGCTCCATTGTCTTCGGAGTCGGATTCGCAACCATCAACAGCAATTAGAATGTTTCCGTCAACAGAAGACAGGCTGTCGTTAAGATCCGTCAGGTCCTCCAGTCCGAAAGCTGTGAAGAATCTTTTCTTCTGTGGGCTGTGTGAGATGTCTTTGAGTGACGAAGCCAGTGCTTCGCCATAAGCGAAATGGTCATACTCCATAACTGCATGATATTTAGGTTATGGAGACAAAAATAGCCCGCAGCGGGCGGGCTATAAAGGACAAAACCGGAGACTAAAAGAGTAGGAGTAGTCCTAGCAAAAGAAACATTAATATAATCCAGAATGCTTTTGCCAGAAAAGAGTGCGAGGCTTTAAAAAAGGCCAGGCACAGTAATACTATTCCGGATATGCTTACTATCGTTAATATCATTTTTGTTCTTCGTCTGATTCGGGAAGCAAGATACGAATTAATTCAGAAAGTTGTGCGGCTGCACGTTGTTTTTCGTCCATTGCTACTTCCGGATCTAGTAACTTGTTTATTAATTGTAAAGCTTCATGTCTATTCATAATGTTATTTTTTTAGAGGTTGAATATTACTTATTGCTTGGATATGCTTTTTAATTATTCTGATTTCAGATATGAGTGTTAGTCGATTGACAGAATCGATGTCCGGAGAATCAATATCAAGAGCCAGGTCAATAGCTTTTTCCAAAGTGTTTTCCATCCATGAGTGTTCTCCCTCTTGGATAGTCTTTATTGATTCAATACAGTCGTCGGTGAGGATGATCCCATTGATTTCGGCTGGTATCATGGCTGATCTCCTTTCTGCTCCAATAGGAAAGAGCCTTCTCCGAATGAGTAATGACCGCGCACTCTACTGTATGAGATATGACATACAGGATTGCTGTCATCATCACCTAACTTTATACTCCATTGTCCGCCGGAAGAGTCTCCATTATGCCCATTAAACTTGAGAACTTTTTGATGGGGGTATTTGTCATTCAGTTCCTTGACAACTTCTTCAAATTCGCATTTTAGAGAATCCATAGCACATTCATCTTGTACTAAAATTCGGTCGTATGCCTGGGCGAACTCACACATTTCCTGCCCCTTGCGGTTTACATTCTTGTAAGTCTGTACATGGTGGATGAAGAACATCATTTTCTACCTCCTTTCTGACACTTCTTTGCTCGATAGACACAAAGGGCAGCACCGATCACTGCTGGGGGAAAGATGAAGGTCAAACAAAAACAGGCGATAGCAGAGACGTAATAGGCGTCTGATGCGGAGTTGATAGCGCAGTCTTTTTTCAGTTCACGGAAATAACGCTCTTGGAGCGTGTTTACGTTCATTCCTGTACGGAATGAGGGCACGTAGTTCGTGCCTTGGGCTACTTGTTTCATATACTGTGATAGTTTGGCTGTTAAAGGCAAGTTCTCGTGTATCGGAATGATACACGAACGGCTGCCAATTCCCGAGTCGCCAAACTATCACAGTATAATCCACCGAAGAGCATTATAACAATGTGGGAAAGACAGCCGTATTCGTTTATAAATAAACTTCTACTATTTCGTATATGAATTTGCTGAAGACGTAAATGTCAAGAGCAAACTGATGGACATAAAAAAAGCCCAATTTCGTATTGAGCATCTAACCGGGCTCATTCGGTACAGATATTTCTGTAATAGTTTGGCGATACAAATATGAGGATAATATTTGAGATAGCCAAATTAATTAGTTTAATTCTGTATAGCTGTAAGTTTTCCATTTTCAAAATACAAATAAGACTCATCAGGATATACCCACTGTTCATGAGTACCAAAGCTACCTTTAGTGGTGTTTATTTTTTCAGGTTCTCCCCATGATAACTTGCATAATTTCTTATCCCATCCAATTTTAACTTTACCTTTTGTTACTAAATTCCAATTGACTTGAGACATATTAGGATATTGATCTTTTGGATTCGAAAAATAGAAATAATACGAGAAAGGTCTTGCCATACTAATTTTAGATGTATTAGTTCCAGAGAGAAAAACGGTGTAAAAGAAATCGTTTCCTTCGGGATTTTCTAATATTATTTTAACAGGTTCGCTGTCAGTTCCTACACCTATATTTTTAATTTTGTAAGGAGACAATCTTTTAATAGGTATACTTGTTATTATATCATTAGTATCTATAAATGCTAACCCTTCTTTACTATATACTGTTTTACCAATTAAAAGTTTACGTGCTTTGTCAACATCTCCAAGATAAGCTATTCCTGAAATTTTAGCTAATTTGGATTTACAAAGGCCTTCTAAACTAACCTTTGTGTTATACTCTAAACAATGATTGTCACTTGTCTTGAATATAATTCGTGTTCTTACTGCTCCTTTGAAAGGTTCTTCTTTAGAATATGAAATAATAGTGTCTAATGTGATAATTTGATTAAAATAATTGTTGATATCAATTGTTTCAAAATCGCAAGGTTTTAGATCAAACCTTCCATAGTCTTTAGTGGAACGAATAATCATAAATCTCATTCCTGATTGCCATTCACCGATGTTGAGGAATTGGAAATTATCTTTGATAAACTTTTCTTCTTGTGATAATTCGGATTCAGTAACCGTTGGTTTTACATTAGTTTTAACAATATAGTCATTTTGTGCAGAAACACTGCACATCGTTGCGGTTACAACCGCAAAAAGTAGAATGATTTTTTTCATTTGTGTGGTTTTAATTTGTTACGGAACAAAGATAGTGGTAATATATTTGTAATGCCAATAGAATAATGTATTTTAGCTCAAAAATAAATGACTATGGAGCAAAAGTGTATTATATCAGAACAGTCGCGAAATGAACTTGATAAAAATACGGTTGATTTCTATTTAAACGAAGCGGAAAGACAGTTAGAGGGTATAGTAGATGTATCTAATAGGATAACTGATAGATCATATATTCTATTAACAGGTATTATTACTGTGTTGACTGGATTCGGGTGGATATTAAATATGCAAGAAGGAAATATAAGTCTTGTGTTAATATCTATCATTGGTATATTGGCTTCTGTTGTGGTTTTGGGTATTTTGATATTGAAAATTATATGTATTCATACTATTTGGTTGTCTGGTAAAAAGCCTTCAGAACTCGATATTGATATTTTCATGAACTATTATCGTTCTTGCAAAATAAAAGGTAATAAGCGATATGTGAATATTGTAGCTGATCATTTAGAGGCTATTGAAAACAAAATAGCCCTTAACCTGGAAGATATTAGGATAAGGACTATTTGGTATGGCCGTTGTTTGAAGATATGCTTTTTTACGATCTGTATAATAGTCTGTATACTGATTGCGGAGCATTCTACTTCTGTTTGGGCTTTGGCGCACCATTAGTTTGTACTCCACTACCCGGTCTGATTTGAGGTTTAATCGGTCTACTAGGTGTTCCTTTACTCATGATTAAATATGGCGAATCCCTCACTATAGTGCGCCCACCGGTGTTATTAACCGGAACCAGATATCTGGTTACACTATGGCAAGGGATTCATGTTTTAATAACGATATTGGGCAGGTGCTAAAGTACAATCTTTTTCAGATTCGGCAAAAAGTAAGCGGAGTTTTTTGCTCCGCTTACAAATGAAAGTTAGAAGTTGGCTACTTCGTAATATTTAAAAAAGTAATATAGCGCTACCTTGTGCCATTTGGTCAGCTCTTTGTCACCGGACAGAAGTGAGGATACGGTGCATTTGTCAATACCTGTATAGTTGCTCAGGTGCTTACTTTTTAATCCCAGGCGTTCCATTCGTCTTTTTATCCAATCAACGGTAATACCGTCGATGTCTTTACGGTCGAAGTTTACGGCAGATACGGTCAGCTTCCAGTTGTCCGGGATTTCTCCTTTAAACATTTCACGGATACGTTCAGTCAGTTCTTTTTTACTAAGGAACTTGTCATTTACCAGATCTTTTTGTTCTGCTCGAACAATTAACCGGCCTTCATTATAGGAGACAACTTCAATGGAGATGTGCCCCATGCGCTGATACTGCCTTGCAAATTCATCTATTCGCTTTTTACTCTCGGCAGGGAGAGGTAGTAATTCAAGATTCTTCATAATTCATCAATTTACGTTTTGATAATCGGGTATTTAATAATACAATATACTTTGTAATGGAGGGGCTTTCGCCCCTCCGGATCACAATTTGATGAGTCTCATTTGCCCAATGTCGAAAATAGCGATCTGCCCATTTTCACGTCCGAATTGCTTGGCTTCTTCGAGATTAGTGAAAATCCTGATGGAGTCGAAATAAAACTGATTGTTTTCTTCGTTAAGCCATCCACCGACTTTCTTTTCGTGCATCAAAGCATGATTAAGAACTCTTTTCAATCCTTCTTCTCCGAAACAGTCTTGGGTTTCAAGATAGGCGACTGAAATACCTTTTGTGACCTTTTTTAAGGTTGTGAGGTCAACCGTGAATCCGTCAGGATTCGCATCTGCTATCTTTAGGATAGCCTCGAACAATTGTTCCATAATATAAAAGAACTTATGCGGACGTCACCCGCGTTTGTTTGACACTGCAAATATACAGAAAAGTTTGCTACTAACAAACTTTTTGTTGTTTATTTGTTTGCTACTAACAAACTTTTATCTGTTTCTTAGACTTTCTTCGGTTTCCTCTTTACGTCTGATCGATTCGTCCATTGCGTACAAGGCATCAAGAAAAAGACCTTTTCTGATTTCCGGCTTTTTGGTCATGTCTGATTGTGCAAGGGAGTCAAGTAGTCGGAGCTGCGAATCAAATACACGACCGTTACTTTTTCCTTCTCCGGAGAATATTCGTGGATAAGCTTCGGCCATGCAGGAGAGACTTCCTAGAATGTACCAGTACATAGTTATTTTTTTATCTTCAGGGAGATGTTGCAGAATGGCTGCATCTTTATCCAGACAATTGATATCGAACTCTTTTCCACGATGCCACAGACAAGCTAACAGGTGATTGATCTTTTTAGGATCTGATTGCATGGCGTCCAGGTATGTTTGCAGATACATGAATTGTGCAAAGGTGATATCGAATAATTGGTCTTCCGGGCCGGTGAATTTTCTTAAGCGGCAACGGAGGGTTGGATAAGGATTGGTTGTCAGTTCAGGGTTAATAAGGTATTGTTTCAATGAGGTATTGAGGCGGTTCTCTACTTTACGAATCAGAAAGTTGAACTGATCAGCAAGCAGGCTGATTTCTTCCGGAAGGAGAAAGTATTGACGGCTGCGAATCTGGAAACGGACAGTTTCACTTTCCTGCCCGATTTTTATACGGACATATTCCTTGAATATTTTTTTGTGCCGGCATACGTGCGCTTTTAGACAATAAAGCATCATGTAGACTTTAACTTGCTCTACCGGTACATTTGATTGGGTAAGTGCTACTAGATAAAGAAGCTGCTTGGGGGTTAGTTCGTCCCAGTTTCCCGGTATCTTGTAAATATCGTCATTGATTTGTATTGTATGCATGATATTATGATATTGAGGTAAATAGCTTTTTGTCTTTGGAATTGAAGTTCATAGCTTGAGATATTGTTTCAATTCCAAGTTCCGTCCCGTTTTCTGTCAGGTAGGAGCGTATCTTGCCGGCGTAGTATGTTGCCTGATCGGCGAAGAAGTTACCGTTTGCGGACGGATCTTGATAAATCGGTCGGATAGTGGGGGAGTATTCGATCTTTCTACCGGATATACGTTGCTCGGTTGTTTTCTGTGAGGTGTACAACTCGGCTGTTTTATTGGCAAGATAACGGATAATATATTCAATAAGTATCTTCTGTTTGGGTGTTTCCTTACTTTTAGAGAATGCTTCTTTCATTGCTTCATATACTTTGTCCGATATCATTTCCCGGACGTTATGTTCCTGAAGCTGGCGAATGGTAGGGAACATGATGCGATAAGATAATATGGAGTAGTCTATATTTACCATGCCGATATCTTGAAAATCCGTCGCATTACGGATAAAACAAAAGCGGGAAATAGTGTCAGCGACATAGTCAGAATAATCCGCCTTGTTTTCTTCCAGGTAGGATATCAACCGGTCGAGAGCTTGCATTCCCCGGAAGCATAGGTTTACTTTGGCTGCTGCAATTTTTGTGTCACTGGCAGGAGAACGTTGCCCTTGTACATTACTTACTGTGATGCCGCTGTCTCCAAACATGACACCTAATTCGTCAGTAGCAAGCATTAGGGTCAATGGGCCGAGTGCACGTAGTAATCTGTCGCATAATTCAGATTCTGGGCATTCTTTTGCTTTTTTGATGACGGACTTTCCGATGTATGGCTCTATGTAGATATCCAATGCGTCTTCGATATATGGTTCGATAGACTCATAAGGCAGCGAGGCGTTTATTTTGACTACCTTTTTAAAAGTTTCGATGTCGGGGATGAGTATATTCATTTTTGTTCAGTTTCCGGGGTTAAACCTGTGTTCTTAGTTGCTCCCGTACCTTTGTCAAGTGTGGTCAACTGGCAGTTAGTTACGGCAAAATAGATGTCTTTAGGCCACTGGTTTATAGCCTTGACAAAGTATAGAGGTTCCAGAGTTAGATCTTGATACATTTTCATTAGTGCCTGTTCAATAGTGAATAGCTCGCGGGCTTCGGTACCATTGATACTTTTTCCCTTTCCCGGAGCTGCGCCGATAATGCTGGGGTGTACCCCCATTCCGTAACACATCATGTTACTGACTTCTTCACTGTCTTCGATGTATTCTCCACCTTTGAAGAATGATTCGAGAGGGGTGATAATGATATCTTTATCTTCAAATCCTTTTATACGGTCATAGCGAAAGTGGGATATAAAACCTTTGCCGGCATTTTCTTCGCCGGCTAAGAAGTCGTTCATGTCTTGAAGGAATTTACCTCTGCGGATTGCCTTTTCATCATCTTTGACAATCTTTTCTGATGCGTATAGCTTCTCCCAAAAGGTTTCTTGGATATAGATAATGTATCTGAGTGCCATTTGATTCTTGATCAGTGATTTTTTGAAAACAGGGATTGCACTGGAGAAATCATACCAGCCGGACGCAAAAACGCTCCACCAATACGGATGGCTGTAATAAAAACGTCCTGGAGTGGAGATACGAAGATTGTGGATGAACCTACGATCTTTGCCTACTATTGTTTTTCCGTTGTTGTTAGGCGCAAGCCCGATTCTTATTTTTAAATCGAGCAATGGAGATTGCCTGTCGAGCAGGGGAGTGGCGACAAGATCTTCCGGTGTTCCTTTATGCCATTCGGCTGAGTAACCGTGCCACTCGCTTTTCCCGGTCTTCTCGTCAATCTCACTTATTCGGGAACAGGTAGACTCTTTTGCTTTGATTTGCACGATACGGGGAGATTTATCATCATTGTTAAATATATACTCCAGATAGCCGTCATAGAATATAACAAGGTCATTGGCTAACTCCATACGTATAAAATTGAAGTTGTTGTTTTCGAGGAATTCAAAGATTTCCGGCTGTTCCTCCGGGAGGACTTCTTCTTTTATTATTTTCTTTGTAGCCTTATCGCGATACTTGCGATATACGAGTATGCTGTCTCCGAATACGACTTTGTTCTTGAATTCAATGTTGCTTCCTACGGTAACATTAATCCCTATTTTTTTCATAATGTCGTAAGGCATATTATTATTTCGTCCACGTTGCATAAATTTAATTGGAGCCGCTTTTCCTTTGGGAGTAACTTCAATAGCGGATGTGTTTTTGTCAGTGGTGATATCGGTGTTATCACTGAATTTGATAACATTATTGCCACCTTTTAAGACGGCATAGGTATCATATCCTTCCAGAATAAGGTTAGCTGGTGCCTGTTGCAGTTTTTGCTGTTTCATTAGAAATATACTTTGAAATTATTGAATTTGGTGACAAGGCACCGGCGAATCTTTTTGGGGGTAACTTCTCCACAGGGTAATACATTGATTGTGCTTCCGCTGCTATGGAATGAAGTTAATACTGCTCGATCGTAAGTAACCAATTCGCCATTGCTTTTTTTGCAGAATTGGATAGAGAATTCAAGAGGCTTTCCGTCTTTTCTGCGTTCCATTATCTGCCAGATCTTACTTTGATGTATTCTTTTGTCTTTTAGCATGATTGATAAAGATTAAGATGATAAATACTATTGGAATCCCGATGATTAGTCCGTATTTGATGCCGTTGTCTATTCCGGTTGCGACGGAATTACCGGCGTCTCGGTGAGACTCTAATTTGCTGTCTTGCTGAAACGTGATATCAGTTTTCGTCTTTTGCTTCTCAGATATGTGTACAGTGTCATTTTCTTGTAGCAGGGTTTTGATATTCTTCTCGCTCCCCTCAATCTCGATATCCGATATCGGGGGTAGGCCGGTAGCCGGATTTGTAGCTTTCGATGTGTCGAAGTTGACTTTGATCTTCCAACCTTTATCGGCTTCTTCCTTATTGAAGTTGAATCGGGAGTAGATATCTCCGGTTCTATCGTACAGAGTTGAATCTGAGATAGAAAGATTACTTTGCTCTTGAGCGCTACGATCTTTTTGATAAGTAGTACGGCAACTACACAATAGCCAAGTGATAGTAAGGCTAGCAAGAAGAATGAGGGTGTGTACATGATGTTTCATTGTTTTCGGTTGTTACACAATAGGTTTATACATTTGAATCGTTTCAGGTCGGCTATTTCGTTTTCGTTATCCGCTATCTTTTTATCCTGATCTATTTGATTGTTTTCTAGCTTTTCTATACGGGTAGCCCACTTTGTTTCGCTTTCTATTCTCTCTTTCTTCATAGCTTCTTTGTCGGCTCTCAAGTCAGCGATTAGTTCCTGATATACATCTTGTACGGAGCTGAGAGCTTTGGCTTCCGCTTGTTTTTTTGTGTACTTGAGTGTAATCACCCCAGTGATGAATGACAGGAGACCACCACCGAGTATGAATGTGAGTAGATTCTGTGTAATGATATCGTTCATGACCTTCTTTTTATGCAAAGGTATCAGCTACCTGGTAGGTCATAAAGGACACGCCTACGGCAGAAAAACAAGTATCACGAGCGTGATGATTTTTGAGGGGACAGGTGCTGCATATAAGGGAAATTGAAAAACTTTAGGTCGAAACTTCTTTTCAGGGCGGTGCGTGGTCTTTTGATCAATAAAGGGGAAAATTTTCCCCTTTATTCAACTATTTAATTTGATAATCAAAGACTTTTAAATTTTATTGTGGGAATTGTATGCGACAAGCAAAAAGCACAGATATATGGTAACCTGTGTTCTTTGTTGAATAAACTAATGATTATTCCGGTTGTGGAATGTTGATTAGTTTTTGGAGTTGATAATAACTCATCTTTGATTTGCTTTATTGATATTTTTGTTAAAATCAAATTTAATAATTTTGCATGGTATCTTTTTATTTTGGTTGGAAACAATCTTTTTTTTGTAATTGGTTAGAGTTTTGATTACAGCGTCTATGCAGTTTTCCCTAATAGAACCTATAGTTGATTTTGCTGTCCCTATGTAATTCCCGTTCATATCAAAAATGGCGGATTCTCCCTCTGTATGAATGAAACCTGACTTATTGTCTATAATGCGGCATTGCGAAGAGATAATTCGTTCTACATATTCCTTCATAGCTCGCCTCCTTTTTCATTAAATGTAATATTGACTGTGCCTCCATTGGCGTGGATTACAATACCTCTGTGCGATTTATTCACTCGGAGACGTTCGTTACCTTCAGCTACTTCAAGGCAAATGTTGGAAAGGGCTTTCTGAAGCTTTTCTACGGATATATAGCGTCCGTTTGCGCTTTGGTTTTTCTTTTTCATTTTGGAGATCATTTAAAATGAAATAATATGTTGATTAAATACGGGAAGGGAACAAAAAAGTTCCGCTTTCCCGTTGATCTCCACCTGAAACAGGCAGTGGGCGCATTAACGCTCCACACGGGGGTCGGAACTATATCATGAGCTATGGACATAAAAAATGCCCGCAGCGAATAATTGGCGAGCCTACTCGCCTGTTTCAAATGGAGATCGCTACAAAGATGGTGATTCTTTTTGAATGAGCAAAATAAATGCTGATTTTTTAGATTGAAATAGCCTATCTTTAGTAATGTAATGCAGTAGGGATAGTAAGATATTGTATTGGAATCAAAGAAGCACTTAATAGGAAGGTTTTATTTCGTTCCACTATAGTTATTCTTACGCATGACTATAGTGGAACGAAGTAGTAGTTGCAAGTGAAGACAGAAGTATTGGTTAGTAGTTATAAATATAAAAGCACAAATAAGATATATATTTGCGCTTTTATATTTATAACAATCTATGAAGTTTGAAGAATTTAGATACTCAATGTTGGTTCTAAATCTTCTCCGACTATATACTTAAATGATTGAGGGGCAACAAAAGAAGAAAATAAATCAAATGGATTGATTGGATTCTCATAAAGTTTAGGTGAAGAAATTTTTAGCGCGTAACCTCGTTTACGACCTTCAAAATATTGATCGAAGAATTCTTTGGTAATTCCTGAAGCTTCTTTGGTTTGATCCCATAATTGTTGAGGTTCTTTTTCTATAATTGTTTCAACAGTAAATTCTCCGACGATCATTCCTTCCGGTTTTGTAGAATACACCACTACTTGATTTACATTTTTGGTAAATATAGCTTTTCTGTATTCATACTTTTTGTTTCCGGCAAATATTTCACGAACAAATTCCGGTTTAATCGATAATAATACTTTCATTTATTTTTCCTCTTGAATTTATATTGTTAAATTGCTCATCTGTTATTTGAAAGAATCCCCAGTATTCATTGCCATCTAGTCCAACCTGTTCGATTAGCTCATTACGAGTGACCCTTCTATCAAATGCGGCATTATAAGTCATTTTAATAACAACCATATTATATGTTGTGTACCACTTCTTTAACTCATTTTCATCAAATATGCTATAGGCATTAGCATATTTGATAAAGTCATTTACAGAAGCGAAATCTTTAGCTTTCTTAATTTCTTCAACCACGCATATAGAGGAAATTACGCTTCTATATTTAGCTGGTCCTGCATGATCAGAAGTACGATATATAAGTAAGATGTCCCCTTTTTCAAGTTGATCAAGCCCATTCATACTTGATACATATATCTTATGGATACTATTTGTATGTGTAACATCTTTAATGAGCACATCCTTACTCCTTTCTTCTGTATTCAATATTGAATCAGGAAAAAGAGGAGTGTGGTATTCAGGTTTTACTGATAAAATGAATTTTCGGACATCCTTAGCATGCACGAAAGGATAATCTAATAATATATCGCCAGTATAACTTGTCATTGATTTTGTAAAAACAAGCTCTGGCTCATCCCCTTCTCCTTTAGTTCCGTATTCTGTGAATCCATATCTTTGTAATAGCGTGATTAAACCTGTATGTTTTTTATAGATGGTCACATAAATTTCACAGACTCCTATATATAAAGCAGCTGCAATGATTTTCTTGACAAAGTATTCTCCTAATTTTGTTTTATGTGCATCTATCTTGAATGTACCGACTTTCAATCTACTAGCAGCAGGCATTGGAGGATTAATGTCATTTAATTCTTCTGTTTCATGTTTCATATAGAGAAATCCTTGGAGCTTTCCTTGGTCATCTTTTTGAATGAATGCTTTAGCTCCTTTTTTAGCCTTTTTAGTGTACCATTCTGAAAATTCGGGATAATCTTGTTTTAGTGAATCGAAAAAAGGATCAGATAAGTCTATATCACAAAATTTATTTTGTTTCATAGTTGCAACCTCCTTAGAACACTCTTTAGCAATAATGTGCCCATTTTTATGTAGAATTCATTTTGAATAACACTAGTGCTAAAAAGTTATTTTCAATAATATTTAGGGCACGACAAAGGTTGGAATAATATTCGGGAAAAACAAAGAAATGTAATAAAAATGCGAATAATAAATTATTTATTATTCAGAAAGAAGATTCCTCCAGCATGTGTACCCGGCAGAGTGAAATAGAAATTCATTCCTAGCCATAGTGTGTCAAATGCATCTGTGATGTGCGTTTTATATTCGTCCGGATTATCAGGTGTGTCGGGTGTTCCTTCAGGTGTTTTATCCTTTTCAAATCCGTTTTTTCCCTGTTTGACTCCAGTTTGTTCCATTGCTATTTTCAGGAATTCGTTTTGATGAAGGTTTATTTGTATCCAAAGAAATTGCGGATCTCCTTTTAAGGTTAAGTCAATGTTTAAATGCTTCCATTCGTGTTTCGGAGCTTGTCCGACATATACCATTGTGACATGATATCCGTTTTCTTTGAATACACGTTCGATGATGTCTGCATAAGTTTCAGTAGAAGATCCGGATTCCCATGTAAAGGTATGGTCATAGTAGATGACTACATCTCGATTAAGCTTCGGACGGTAATAGTCGGCTATCATTTTGACTAGGTCTTGCAATTTTCCGGGAGTTTTGACGTAAAATGACTTGAGTACGCGCATCGTGTGATCATCCAGCTGTCCGATGACTGCGGTGGATATGGATGCATTGGAGTCAAAGGCCAGATGAAGCTCCTTTGAAAAATTGAGGTCACCGTCGCCCAGACAACCACATGTCGTTAGTTTGCTCCAGTTACTGCCTAAATCCCGGAGACGTCCGTTATCGCCAGGTGTGTAGAAGTGAATATCATCATCCAGAGCCGAATAAAAGCAATTTTCAATCCGGAATAAACGCTCGTTCATAAAAGCAGTACGCCAGATCAAAGGAGGCGAGTTCCGGTACATCTGCCAAATGAAGTCTTCACCGAGTACTTCCAGATTGTCGAACACATCATATTCACCGTAGAAGACGGTATATTCCTTTGTTTTTCCCGGGAGAGGTTTGATAGGAGGTTGATATCTCCGTGCAAGGTCTAAATCGCGTTGATATTCTTTGATCATGCGCATTACATGGTCAGTGAGTGGCTTTCGTTTGTATTCTTGTAGCTTGAGATACAATGTTCTGATTAGATTGATATGTGCAGGCGACATCTCGTCTATCTTATCGAGAATCCATTTTCCCATAGAAGCAGTCGGCATATCTGTTGAGTAACTTACGCTGTGGTGATGAGGACAGTCGCCGAAATATTGCCGATTACCACGATTGGCGGGATCTACTTCACTTTTAATTTTCTCATAATTGAGAAACTTAGCTTCGGGACCTATCACCCAGTCGAGTGACATAGAGTTTGCGGACATTCCTTGATTGAAGGAGAGAATTACCATGACGGTACCATTCCAAAAATGAAATGCATTGCTCCAGCCATCGCCTAATACCGGGCGTACCGGTTTGGCGAATCCCATGCTTTCTGGAGCTTTGTGGCCAACGACATAATGTATTCCTTGTATATATCCCCACTCAGCAAGTGCTTTGCAGATTGCCGGTAATGTGTTTCCCCATGCCTTGGCGTAACTCGGAGAGATTAGGCCGCCTAAAGAACCCGGCATTTCCCATACGTTGCGGAGAATGATGCGTGCGTCAATCCCTTCGGATTTTCCGGTACCACGTGAGGCAACTATATATTCATCATGTGCATTGATAGACATGGCATGGCGTTGCATCTTATTGAAGAACTTGTCTACAACCTCATCTCGTTTTCTGCGGAGTTCATATGCGGAGAGGGTAGGAGAGTTCTGCGGATTCATTCTTTCTCCTCCTCTGTAATAGGTTTGATGTCTACTGCTCTTTTACTTAGCATTCCTTTAAACAAGGTGCGCAGCTCTTCCCGTTTTTCTTCAAGGTTTTCAATCTCTTCAAGTCCTTCCAGGAGGGTGACGTCGTCCGAAGGTTCGAATGACGGAGGAATCATTTGTGAATAATCGAATTTATTATCATCTTTATCTGCACGTGTATATTTGCCTATTTTATCCAATGCGGCAGCAGCTCCTTTTGCATCTTCTTTGTCCATTGCCATATTAAAAGCCCTCTTACCACCTTCTACAATCATATACCGGTACCAGGATGTTGCAGCTAGTTGGATATTTCCGACTAACCGGTTGATCATACCGATATCCCGGTAGGCTTGTGATTTGGAAATCGGTTCTGCATTTCCTCCACAACCGTGTATTAGGAAGTTTACCAACTCAGTGTCCGGAATAAGTGGTTCTTCCATTTTTTTACTGACACATAACATCATACGTTTTTTGATTTCCATTTCCCTGGGGGAAAGGATGGTTGTCGATTCGTCCTTATCTTTGTATAAAGCTCGTTCGATTCTCTCGTATGTAGGATCTTTCTTTGGCATTATTCATTGATGCTTTGTTCTTTCATGTATTTATCAGCAAGAGGTTCGGCGGCAGGACTGCCAGCAACGGCCAGTTTGATAACTGTTTTCCGGAGATTGAGCTTGGTCTGAAGTCTCCCCTGATGATAGGAGGTATATATAGGTGAACTGCAATGATTTTTACATATATCACAGAAGTAGTCACGTTGATCAGTCGGGATATCTAGCAGTATTGCGATTTCTGCCGGAGGTAAAAGTGCTGCAGACATATCTTTTATTTGCTTTAATATTTCTTCGGACAGAGTCATTATTCTAAACTTTCATAGTGGATAGCGTCTTCATACGCTTGATTAAACATATTTGAGAAATACTCGAAATGCTTTCCGGAAGTGAAATAAAAGCCGTTTTCCCATCGGTGGTTTTGATTAAGGTTAGCAGATCCTGCAATTCCAAATTTATATTGTTCGTTTTCGACTAGCAATAGTTTGGCATGGCAGGAATCAATCCGGATTCTCGGACTAATATTTGAAGCAAACAGTAATAGATCAAGCTTATGACGTTTTACGGTCGTATCCAGCAAAAGAGTAAGGCTTTCGATTTTCTTTTCGTCTGAAAGGAAGAAAAGTGGACGCAGACTGTCTTCCGAGATACTGAATGTTGCTATTTTTACGTGTGCCGGGCCTATATCCGATAAAAGAGAGGGCAACACTTCATGTATTGCCCATTCTCCTTTGTGCATGAATGGCTCGATAGAACCGGGGCACAATGCAAGTGGAAAGTTATCCTGCACTCTTTTCACCTTGTGTTGCTGTTATCTCTGCTTCCAGTATGGCAAGTTCCGTCTCATACTTCTCAATGCGGTCCAATGCATTCTGCATGACAGTCTGTTTGTTGTCCTGCCTGGCTCGTTCTGAAGCGGCTTTGCTGTTGGCTATATTATTTTTCAAACGCTTGATTTGGCGGGCAATTTCAAAACCGCGTACAATACTGTTTTCACTTAGTATTGGCCGCTTTTCTTCAAGTTGCAGTTCACCTTTCCCTTCCGCCCAGGTATCGATCTGTTTCCAGAGTTTGCGACGTTCATCATCGAGCTTGCACAGTTCTTCGGCTATCGGTTGTCGTTCTTCTGGTGGTATGTCTTGGTTGGCCACATCATTATGCAAACTTGCATATAAAGGTGCTATTTCTTTGATACGTGCGTAAGCTTTCCGGATAGAAGGACTGAGTGATTCTTCCGTGATAATCTTGACACCCGGAGTGTTCAGTGTTTCGCATTCGTTTCGTAAGGCGGATAGTTCAGACATTTTTTCGTCAAATTGCTCCTGAAGGGATGCCAGTTCTTCGGTATGGCTTTCGCTGTCATTTTCCAGATCATCAATACGGGACTGCAATTCATTGACTAATATTTCAAGCGAAGTGATATTTGCTTGTTTTTCTTCGATTACTTTTTTCCGTTCACTCTCGTTTATGGTCCTAACCACGGCAATTTCCTCAAGAGCGGCAGGATATAGTGAAGGAGAATATTTGATTTCCTTGTCAATTTTCGACAGGCAATTGACAAGCTGGGTGAAATGCGGGTCAAAAATATGTGGACTTTCCGGAGCTGTATCTAGGTAAGCTGCGTATTTCTTTTTCATAGACTCTTTAGCAAGAATCCCGAAAAGAACCAGACCGTCAGCATATTTGCGCTGGCGGTCTCCTAACCATTGGCTGAGTTGTTCTTGTCTGATCATATTATTCGATTGGAGGCGTTGGGGCCGGTTTTAATCCGCCTATGACTTCCATATCGATGGGAGTTTCCAGGAAGATCGCAGAGTAATTGGAATCGGCGGTAGCCGTATAGGTGGTACCGCGACGGTCGCTTCTTGCTTTTCCTCCATTGAATGAAGGAGCGGTAGAAGCATATAATCCCGGTTGCCCCATGATCATTTGTCTGCCGTCAGAGTCTTCAAAAATGTAATAGCCTGCTGTGTTTTTTACCAATGCATTGAATGCATGCATTTCAGGAGTATTGCCGGGGAAGAAGAAGCTCAGTGTTTGTTTATAGCTGATCCCGTCAGCTTCACCTTGCTGCTCCGCTTTATAGTCGACTGTTGCATCTGTACTATATAGATAAATAGGTTGCTTATACGTCCCTTCTGCAGGAAAAGCAAATGTACCGGCTGCCGTCACTAGTGCTTCATTGTCTGCTGCTTTGCCGGGATCCGGAACGGTGGGTACTGTATTGGGTGCATCAAATGGGACGAACAGTAACCGTCCTTTATATCCACCCATATTATTTTGACCGACATTCCATTTCAGCGGTGCGAAGGCCGGACCAGCTGCCAACATGGTCAATGTATTTCCATCAAGATGACATGTCTGAGGGTGTAGTTCCGGGATTGCAATAACCAAAGCCACAAAGAACATACAGAATATTAGGTAAGTATATTTTTTCATTAGTGTAATTGTTTAGAGTGAATAGGATAGAGCGACCAAAATGGCCGCTCATTTTTTTATCTCAGTTTAGGTATAAGCACCGGTTGCGGTTGTAACTGCGCCTTCCACGACAGTCACTTCCTGATCGGCAGGTTTAGTCTTACCGTCTACAGCAGTAAATTCAATAGTGTACTTGCCGGGTGTGAGACCGATGATGCATTGACCATTACCACGTTCGGCAACTTTACCTTTGATGGTCCAAGCAGCATTCTCCGTTCCTGTGATGTCGACTTGTACACCTCCGGTCTTGCAATAATCCCCTGCAAGGTCTAGAGATTCGTTCTTTTGCTCGTTACAGCGGTATACTTTTTCGTGCCAGTCGCGGATACGGGTATCATAACCCGTTTGTAACCAGAATTGCCATTCATTCGGATCTTCGTAGATGTCACGAATTTGACAGAATTTGGTTGCGGCCTGAGTGTTGAAAGCGACATCCATGTTGCCTTTTTTCTGAAGAACCAAACGCGATCCTTGGCCTAGTGCTTCATGGGAGAGAATTTCGAGAGCAGGGCACATTGCGTCTTCACGCAAAAGTTCAATCATACGCTGCATTGAAGGATACTCCTGCATACGCAGTTTGTTGCGGAGAGCAGAGCGTGCAGCTATTAATACCGTTTCAGCACAAAGCAGCTGTGGAATTCCTGACTTGGAGGAACGCAGGTAAGTGTTGGCACCACCAATCCATTCAACCAAGTTTTCATAAGCTGCGGAGTCTGTTTCTTTTGTGGGTAGAGCAAAGATACCTGAAGGGGCAAAGTTGCCGCGAGCGGCATTGACATCACCTGTTGTAATCAGCATATCGGCTTTGGTAAACAGACCGTCAAATGCGCCTGAAGGTGAGGTTGAGTCTTCGTCACGTTCTGCATGAAATAATGTATATACCACGTCCTCGATATGCGATTTTACCAACGTGAAGGCTACACGGGTTTCAAGAGGATGTTTCTTGTTGATGTTGCTGACCGGCTGACCTCCTACGATCAACAATTCACCGTCGTCGTATTTTTGGGAGTTCTCTTTAGTGATACATACAACATCTTTCGGTTCGATGACGGAAGGTTCATAACCGAGCAGCTTATCAACCAGACGGAAGTCTTTTCCAATCTTGTAAGACTGGGTTCCGCCGGCACGACGGCGCTCATTGATTAGGGCATGTTTGCCTTGCAGATCCATCACGTTCAATCCCAGTTTGGCGGCAACTTCCTGTAAGGTGGCAAATGGGAGCGCGCGAAGAGCCTTATCGTAGGTGATTAAGGCTTCGTTCAATTTCGATACGTCAATTAATTTTGGAGACATATTCTTTAATAGTTAAAGTTGGTTAGTAAATTAAAGGAGGCCGTCAGTTTTCAGGCGTTCTGTGATTTCCAGATAATTGCCGGCATTTTTGTCGCAGAAAGCAGCCAGATCTTCCTTCTCTCCGCTTGCGGCAGGTTCACTCTTGGGAGCTGGGGATCGTTCACCCGGCGCCGGTGTTTTCTTCAAATTAGCTACTTGTTCTTTGAGCTGGGTGATATCTGAATCCTTGGCACTTACCTCGGTTCTCAGATTAGCGATCTCTTGGTCCTTTTCGCTTACCGTCGTTTTGAGTGCGGCTATCTCAGTAGTCGCTTCAGATAATTTTTGATCGATCTCCTGTTTAGCTTGTACGAGAGAACTGTTCTCCGATTTCAGACGGGCGAATTCATTATGCAGGGAGTCGAGATTCTCTGCTGATAGTTCGGTCGTTACTGCCTTATCTTGGCTGATATTCAGAAAAGATAAAAAAGCTGACCATGATTCTTTTAAAGTCATTTTGTCTTTGAATGAAGTTGATAATACTGGCACGGAATTCGTGTCCATACCCGCTGCCAGGAGAACGGATGTGGAACGATCATAGAGGCGAACGGCATTGGAATTTGCCGGAATATCCACAATAGATGCTTCCATTAACTCGCATTCCGTGACAGTTTCACGGGTTTGACCGGGTACTAGAAGATCTTTGTTTGCTGAGGTAGCAATAATGCGGATTCCGACGCTTGCAGCGTTGTAAGTCCCTGCTTCGTATTTTGCGGCAATTGCTTTTGATAGATCATCAACTTTGTCGAAAATAGGAATGGCAGAAAGTTCGTCGCCGTTAAGTTGTATATCCTCCCAATGACCGATAGCTTTTGAATCTCCCCAAATGGGAGAACCCTCATCACGGAAATGCATATATAGCATGACCGGGTTTTTCTTGAATGCTTCGATTAGCATTCCGGAAGTAAGTACCCGGAATCCGTAACGATTGAGTGAGGAATCGGAAAGAATGATACGTTTTTGGCTCATTATACTGATTTTGGTGCAATGATACATTTATTGAAAATGGTACGGAAGGACGAATTATAAGTTGTAGTACTGAAGTATCGGATAAATAGAGGTTCCTGATAACTGTAATTCATAGCCGCTATAATCAGTCACTTTTTTCCCGATGATTTTATTCAGACTTCCCAATAGTGGATATTGTGCTGTACCATAAATATATTCATATCCGTTGGTATCTTTACAACGGAGAATACATCCTTCGACAATCTTATAGCGTAAATTATCAGCTTCTTTTAGGCTGATAGCTGCTTTGAGAAGCCGGATGTTTGTTGAATATTTATATATCGTACCTCCGGAGGTTTCATTAGGGGTGACAGTCGGAGCTTCAATAACACCTAGAGTGTGGAGGGGATGCCAGGTGTGTCCCTCTGTAATTTTGATACACGCAGTGTTCTGATGAACAGCAAACAATGCAATTTCATTTTTAAATAGGATATCGGCACTTAATATGCCTCCCATATTATTATAATTATTCATAAAGTGTTGATTTTCAATTAGTACGCATTTTTGAGTCGTTTTTCGAACATTTTTCGATCAAAAAAAGGACAATTAACTACACTTGCCCGGCTATTTTTTTGAGCGATTATAACCTCTTTTTTTCTCTTTCCGGCGAATTTCGGCTCTCCACCGGTAATAGTTCTTTTTGAATGCATCCTCTGTGATTGAATCAATTCCATACATAGTCATGAAATTATGTATCGCATTGATATAAGTGATACCATAGGTATGCTTTTGTTCGTCCAGGAAGTCATGGGCTTCTGCCCATAACATTCGATCGATCTTTCGTACGAGGATAATCTGTGAACGTATTCCCAGATAATTGTATGTTTTGGGATTTTTGCCTAAACTGCGTTCCGGCAGGATAATTTCTAGATTTCCATGATCAATGACGTTGCATGGACGTCGTTCAAGTAGGTCGTAGATAAAGTGGTAGATATCCGTATTATCCGGAAAACGAATCGGAGAGTCCTGCATATTACAGAACTTTCCGATAAGATACTCCTTAAGATGTGGTGGTACTTCAATCTTAGTAGTAATCATAAAAACGTTTGGTTTAGGTATGGAGCTAATGTACAAAAAAGAAATGAAGAAACCTTGTATATCAATGAAAAAAGAGTGTATTCAGTGTATCACCCTTTCCAAAACCGTACTATTTTTTTGTGCGATTGTGCAAAATAACTATGAACTTTTACTTAAGTGCTGAATATCAATTTGTTAACCCCGTACAAAATGATGTACTTTTTGGCACAAAATCATTGTTTTGCGTACAAAATGCATTTTTGTGCCTTTTTGTACGAATCGTACGTTTTTGTACGAAAATCGTGCAATGTGTAAATATCTGATTTTTAATGTAATAAATGAAGAAAAATAGGTGTCTGCACGAAAGCACAAAATTTTATCGTGTTTTTGGGTAGGGTATTTTTAAAGAAGAAAGAAAAATAAAAAATATATATATGTGTTCCTGATTTTGTCCGGCACTTCCTCCTGCACATTTGTTCAAAACGTTTGTGATAAGATGAAGGGGAGGCGAGGGGGAATGAAAAAGAAAGCCCGGTGCGCAGAAGCACACCGGGAAATAATACTAATGCTATATATAACAGAAATGAACCGACTTGCGTTAGCGTAAATCATCAGGATAAAACACTTGAGAAATGAGTTCGTATTCGCGAGGCAAGGACTTGACGCCGACTACAACACAAATACCCCTTGCGGCAAGCTCATACAGCCTTTGGGTAGTGATGATAGAACTGCGGAAACTATAGTTGCTGCATAGCACAAAATAAGCAGTAGCCAGGTCTACGGAATAAATATCTTTGCGTATTATCTTTTTGGCATCGGATGGGACTTTTGCAAAGCCAAGACGAACGGCCAGGCGTGATATAAGTAACTCTCGATCATCGGCAGACGGAGCAACAATCACCATTATTTTATTCTCTTTTTTTATCGGCATAATGTTGTGTATATCAATGAAAATTTGTATCTTTACAAAGTAATAATTTGGAATAATCTACTCATCTGCGATTCGAGTAGAAGTGGTGCCAATTAACAGCCGGTACTACTTTAGGTACGTGCCGAATAGCACTGTAATCATCAGAAAACTCTAAAAAATCATCTAGTACGTCCTTTCTTGTCGTTTCTTCTATAATATACATAGCAGCTATTTTAATGAATAGATCACGTGATGCGGGCTTGCAGTGTTCGTCAATGCGAATACTGCTCCCTTCAGGTATTGCAGCTAGGATATTATTGACGGCATGGTAGAAGCGCATAAAACGTTCCGGATTCTGGTGATAAACAGGAAGAACTTCTTCTAATATCTCTTGATACGTAAATGGCATTGTTATCGTTTATATTGGGAATCTGACCAGCTTTCATGTAGTAGCCTTTCATGCAGAGAGTTTTTTCCCGTTTGTTTATAGGTATTTTTTCAGTTCTTCTCGATCTATAAAAAAAGCACATGCCATATACTTACCTGGTAATCCAATTGTCTGTGCTTTTGCATCATCCCCACAATCTTTTTCAGTCCCAAAGCCAACAATTGAGCCGCGCGGATCATCCTTAACATCGACTATGGTAGTGGACATTCTCAAACCTTTATTGTCATCTGCTGCCATTTTCTTAATAGCGTCCAGAATTTTATTACCATCATTATTCATATCTTATTTATTCTAGTTAAGATTTTAACTTTTCGTATCTAAGTCCGAAGCGCAATTTTATCATTATGCGTTGTAGCCAATTCATAGACTTAAAAACGGGAATAACTGATTTTGTGTATTCATGTACCAATTGAGCTACTGCTTTAGGTTGATCAATGAGAAAATGCGTATTATTATCGTTCATAATATTCCTTTCTATTCTGTTATGAATTAAATTTCTCTTCTATATCTTGATAATCTATGCAGCTTATAGGAGTACATAAATAAGGTTCTTCTAATTTGATGTCAGGTCCATAACATTCTATCTTTTTAGCGCAATTAATACATAGATATTCTTCATTTTCCATAATATTCCTTTTTGATTTAATTTGAACTATTTATATTTTACTTCTCTACTTTTGCCAAATCAGTGAATGGTATTTGGTGTCCAGCCTGAAA